AAAAGGTTACCAAAGGTAATTAATGGCTGCATTTAAGATTACAAGTTTTGCTGGTATTGCTCCTAAATTATCTGCTAGGTTACTAGCAAATGATGTTGGGCAAGAGGCTAAAGATGTAAACCTTGATGCTGGCGTACTTACGCCTGTAAAAGATAACTCTAATGTACAACAGATAACAGATGGTAGAACTTCGGCTTATAAATATGATTTTAGTGGTAGCACTTATTACTTACAGTTTACCAATGATGTAAACGTAGTCCCCGGTCCAATACCAGACGATGCTTTTGATAGGTTGTATTGGACAGGCAACACCTTTCCGCAGATGGCGAGTTCTACTGAAATCATCACTGCTGGTGGTTCAGGTGACTATCCAAGAAACTTTTTTAGATTAGGCATACCTGCACCCGTAAACGCACCGACTACAAGTATAACTTCGGGTACGGATGACGGTACACAAACTCAGTTTAGCACCTCGTACGTGTACACATTTGTATCTGCTTTTGGAGAAGAAGGGCCGCCGTCTCCTGCTTCCACTGTATTAACTAAAGTAGACGCGCAGACTGTAACTATCTCAGGTATGGACACTTCTACTTCTAAAAGTAATACTAATCTATCTAAAAAACGTATTTACAGATCCAATACAGGTTCTAACACTACTAACTTTCAATTTGTAAAAGAAGTAACTCTAGCTACGGCTTCAACTACAGATGATACAACTAACGCAAATTTAGCGGAAATTATCCCATCAACTTATTGGATTGCTCCGCCAGATGAAGATACTAGTACCTATCCGAACGGTAAAATGATTGGACTAACCGCTATGCCTAACGGCGTGCTTGCTGGGTTTACAGGAAAACGCTTGTGTTTTTCTGAACCCTTCTTACCGCATGCCTGGCCGGTAGCGTTCCGTATAACACTTGAAGAAGAAATAGTTGCTATTGCTATGACCGGCAGTGGTTTGTTTGTAGGTACAAAAGGTACACCGTATTTTGTAGCAGGTACAGATCCTCAATCTATGAGTATTATAAGGCTTGAAGCCGCACAAGCCTGTTTGAACAAACGTTCTATGGTGGATATGGGGGACTACGTTATTTATGCTTCTCCTGACGGACTTGTACTCGTAGAAGGTACATCGGTTGGTGTAATAACAGAGTCGATTATTGATCCAGAAACATGGCGTGCTAGTTATTATCCAGATACGATTCAAGGGTTTTTACATGAAGGTAAATACATAGGTTATTACAACAGCGGTGGTAACAGAGGTGGCTTTATTTTTGACCCTAGAGGTGGTAAAAATGCTTTTACTAACCTTACAGCCACTGCTACTACTATTCCTACAGGTGGTTACACTGATCCGGATAACAACGAGTTGTATGTAATCGTAGATAACGGCACTACAACCAATATAGAAAGATATCAAAATGGTTCAAATAATCAAACTTTAACTTTTAAAACAAAAGAGATAGTCATGCCAAAACTAACTAGCATGGCTTTTGTAAAAGTTGAGGCAGAATCGTTTGCAAGTCCAGGTATTACAGTAAAAGTTTTTGGTGATGGCACAGAGATATACGATGCTACGATTACAACGTCAGGATCTGTATTCAGTGTAACGGGGTCTGCACCCACTTCGTTTAGTGCTACTTCTATTTCTGAACCTATTCTTAGATTACCTGCTAGTAAACACAAAACGTTTGCAGTAGAAGTTAGTGGAGCTCAAGTCGTAAATGAGATAGCCATTGCAGAGAGCATGGAAGAACTAAGGAGTATCTAATGAGCACAACAGGAACTAAAGTACCTGCAATCATAGATATTCCAGCAGATATTGACCCTAAAGTAAAAAGAGTATTAGACTCGCTCAAAGAAGCCTCAGAGGTAAGGTTAGGTAGACGAGGTGATCCTAGAGATAGAGCAGTAACTCTAAGAGAATTAGTAGATAGTGGTTTAGCAGTTGAACTAAAAGATAACCCTTTTGACCCTAATGCAGGAACAGGGACTACTGACTTTGCTTTACCTGCTTTTTTACAACCGGATCCAAGCGCCCCTGTGCCACCAACGCCCACAGGGCTGTCCGCAGGGGCTGCTTTTACTACAATTACACTTAGCTGGGATGATCCGCAAATAAGCAACTTAGCTTTTACTGAGGTTTGGCGTAACGGTAGCGATAACTTAGGTTCTGCCACTCGAGTAGATACGGTAAGTGCTAATGTTTGGTCTGATACTGTTGATACCGCACAAACTTTTTATTATTGGATACGTCACGTAAATACAAACAGTGTGACGGGTACATTTTCTTCTTCGGTAAACGCTACTACCGCTCAAGTGAATGCTGCAAGAATTGAAAACGCAATTATTGATAATACTAAATTAGTTAACAAAACTTTGACGAACACTAAGATTGCTGACGGTACGATAACGTCTGATATTTTAGCGGCTAACTCAGTTATTGCGGGTAAGATTGCGACTAATGCTATTGTGGCTAATGATGGTGTTATTGGTAACGCTGCCATTCTTACCGCGCAAATTGACGATTTAGCAGTAACAGGTGCAAAGATAGCTAACCTAGCAGTAGATGCCGCAAAAATGGCTAACGCTACTATTACTTCAGCTAAGATAGGATCGTTAGAAGTAAAATCCTCAAACATAGACAACTTAGCAATAACCACGGCTAAGATAGCAAATGCGGCAATAACAAATGCAAAAATAAATGATTTAAATGCAACAAAAATAAATACAGGTTTTTTAAGTGCTGACAGAATAGAAGGTACTTCTTTAGACATTGCGAGCAAAGGTCAAGTAGGTTCTGCAGGTAATATAGGCGGTGTGGTTGGTATTAACAAATTAAATTTATCAAATGATGCAGATACCGAAGATACTCCTTCTAAATGGTTTGCTTCAAATCCACCGCATCATTACATAAATAAATTTATGACCTTGATTACATCATTTACTTTTACTACCCCTAACTACTCTGGTACAAGAAGATATGTAATAGAAGGCTTTGGAACTCCAATCGGCGGTTTTAGTGGCGATGAAGATACAGCGGTGGTTTTGATGGTAAGACAAACAAGTTCTGCCACAGGTTATTTAAGCTCCTCTGCTTCTGACTATATAGCTCAAACAGGTATTTTTAAGGAAAATTCTCAAGCTGACCACCCTTTTGTTTTAAATACAAGCATACTAGCAAGTGGTAATACTGCTTTTACTGCTTATTTGCTTATGGCTGTGGATGATTATTCAAATACAGTGGCGAGTAAGGGACTTGCGGATGCTGCAATTATTGTTTCAGGTTTAGGTGTGTAATGACTACAGCAACATTTAACAATGGCGAAGTAACTATCTATAAAACTGTAATGCAGCGTCTTAGAGAGAAACGAGATGCTAGGTTGAAAATGAGTGACTGGACACAAATGTCTGACTCGCCTTTATCAGAATCAAAAAAACAAGAATGGGCAACTTACAGACAGCAGTTAAGAGATTTACCTGTTGGCTATACCGATGATAATGAATGGTCAGATATAGTGTGGCCTACCAAACCAGAATGAACGAAGTAATTACTCTAATAAACGATGTTGGTTTTCCAATAGCTATGACCCTCGGTCTAGGGTTCTTTGTTTGGAAGTTACTCAATCGTATTATTACGGGTATGGAAACTAAAATAGATACAGTTGATGATAAATTAGCTGAAGCTTTGGCTACTACAGAGAAAAGGCTAGACGCTAAATTAGACGCACAACATGCTATATTAGTGTCGTTGATAGATAGAGTTAGATCTGTTGACAATGAAATAATTAGACAGGATGTGTTTCTCAAAACTATGTTAGGTGCACCTAATTTAATAGATAAAGAGAAATTATCGAAGTCACAACTAAAAGATAAAAGGAAGGACTAATGACTAAATTAGAAATTTTAGAAACACAACGTAGTGTTTTGACAGGACAACGAGCTAAGTTAACTCTTGATATGGAGATATATTTAGATAATCCTACAAGTATTCCTGAGCATACAGACTTTAGTGAATACTTAGATAAGATACTTACTCAGTTGGTAGAAGTTAATGATAAAATAAAACTATTAAATTTTTTAATTAAGGAGGCTCAAAATGAGATCTAGAATGAAAAAAAATGTAGGGAAGGGGAGAATTCAAGGTGAAAACGTTGATACGGAGACTAACGAATCTAGACTAGTCCCTAATACGGAACAAGGTAGTGCTAACGATTTAGCTTTTGATGCCGAAAAAGCTGATAGAAATAAAGACGGTAAAGTTGATAGCTATGAAAGAACTGTAGCTACAAGAATGTTAGAAAACATGAGGAAAAATGCCTAGAACTAGAAAAAAACCCTCTATGAGGGTAAAAAAGAAGGCGTTAACTAAACGTCAAGAAGCTACTATGAAACGTCATAGTAAACACCACACTAAAAAACATATGAGTTATATGAAGCGTAGAATGCTTATGGGCGATACGTTTACTCAAGCCCACAAAAAGGCTAAAAAAGCCGTTGGAGACTAGTATGCCAGCAAAGAAAAGAACAACAAAAAGAAAAACTACTAAAAAGAAAAAAGGAGCTACTCCTACTAACAAAGCTTTGTACGCTAGAGTGAAAGCAGAAGCTAAACGTAAATTTAAAGTTTACCCATCTGCATACGCTAACGGTTGGTTAGTGCGTACATACAAGGCCCGAGGTGGTGGTTATAGGTAATGCCTAAGAAAAGAGACCCGAAAAAGGGCACAGGCAAGAAACCAAAAGGTTCTGGTAGAAGGTTATATACTGATGAAAATCCAAAAGATACAGTTAGAATTAAGTTTGCAACTCCTGCTGATGCTAGAGCAACAGTGGCTAAAGTTAAGAAGATTAGGAAACCTTTTGCTAGAAAAATACAGATACTTACTGTTGGTGAACAGAGGGCTAAAGTAATGGGTAAAACACAAGTAGCAGGTATCTTTAGAAGAGGTAAAGAAGCCATAAGAAAAGCGAGGAAGAAACGTGGCTAATACTAAACCTAAAGGAGGCTTGACAGCTTGGTTCGGCAAGGGTAAAAAAGGTGATTGGGTAGACATTGGTGCGCCTAAGAAAAAAGGTAAATTTCAAGCGTGCGGACGTAAGTCTGCAAAGAAAAGTAAACGTGCGTACCCGAAGTGCGTACCACGGTCCAAGGCCCGTAGTATGACAGCTGCACAAAGGCGTAGTGCGGTAGCACGTAAGCGAAGAGCAGGTAATCCGGGTGGAAAACCTACTAATGTAAAAACTATGGTAAAAAGGAAGAAGAGACGTGGCACAAAGAAGAAAAAGTAAAATGCCAGCCAGAAACAAAAAGAACTTCCGTTCTACGAAGTCGGGAGCTGGTATGACTCGTGCGGGTGTAAAAGCTTACAGACGTTTAAATCCAGGTTCTAAGTTAAAAACAGCTGTTACAGGTAAAGTTAAAAAAGGTAGTAAAGCAGCAAAAAGACGTAAATCATTTTGTGCTAGATCTGCTGGACAAATGAAGAAGTTTCCTAAAGCAGCAAAGAATCCTAATTCAAGATTAAGACAAGCACGTAGACGTTGGAAGTGCTAAGTAGTAAAATAAGAACATGATTAACAGACCCGTAAAATATAAAGAACCACACACGTACAAAGATATTTGTACTAAAAAGTATTCAACGGTTCCTGATCATGATGGGAGTGTGGTAGGTGAAAAACAATCTAAGTTTTTTGATACCCATTCTGATAAAACTTTTAAAAACACTAAAGCGGAGTATTAATATGCCAGGTCACAAAGGTATGAAAAAGAAAAACGGTATGAAAAAAGGCATGAATAAAAAAGCCAAGTCTATGAAAATGAAGAAGAAAAAAAGAGGAAATTACGGCTACTAAGCTTTACCTGAATTACTATTTCTTCTAAAAGATCTATTAGTGCTTTGATGCACAACCACTAAGTTATTAGTGTCATTATTAAATGGGTTGCCATCTCTATGGTGGATATCAAACCCACTACCCTTAGTAACACGTCCTGATCTTTCAGCTATACGTCTTGCTTTATTACGCATGGCGCGTTTCTTTTTTTGGTCTGGTCTACCCTGATAATTAGCGTATTCTTTTTTATAGTTTCTAGGCATTAGTATTTAGTAGTGGGGTTATCTCTTGCAGGTTTATTAGCTGCTGCTTTTGGTACAGGTCTAGCGGATCCCATAAGTTGTTTTATTTGAAAGCCGTCTTCTGCGTTACGTAAGTTTATTAATTTTCTTTTCCAATTTGGTAAAGCATTCCAATAAGTAGAGTCCGCTTCAAAGTCGTATCTACCGCATCCTTTACATCTATCGTCTCCAAATTGACGTACTGTACACCACCCGATGCAGGGCGAATCTGCTAAACTTGTGCACTCTCCAGTCAAACTAGAGAGGTTTTTGCCGCTCATGGTTATTATTTTATACATATTTTTTCTAATTCGTCTATAAAATCGTCTATGCTCATAGCTTCTGTTATGTAATCTCGAACCGTATAAACGTTAACTACATCAAAATTATCGTTAAAAACTACGCTTTTTCCGACTCCTAGGGCTACAAACACAGGCACACCTTCGTCTTTACGTGCGTTAAGCCAGGCACACTGTTGAGCAGTTACACCAAATTTAATAAAGGTATTGTGTCTTTTTGGTAATTCTTTTTTGTATTTATACTCTACAAAACAATGGCCCCCTGGACCGGAGTAGAACACATCTGGAACACCGCCGTGGTAGGCGTCATTTATTTTCCATTTGTAGATATCAGAAGAAAGTCTTTTATGTATTTTATTTATGAAATGCCTTTCTTGCATGAAAAGACATTATACTAGAGTTACGTACATGGAGCGACAGAATGTGTCACCCCATGTACGCATTACTATAGGATTAAGATTCTACTTTTTGTGGTGCTAATTTTACGTACGTATCTTTAGCATAAGCATAATCGTCATCAGTTACATAACCTTGAAACTCTACATTTAAGTTATAAAACTTTTGTGCAGATCTATTCTGGGTTTGTAACGATGTTAGTTTCCATAAGCCAGCGAATCTATCGCCACCCATTTGTCCTATTTGAGTATTCCATTCTTTAGATACTCTTAACTTAGAAGACGCAAAATCCATAATGAATGGAGTTTGGAGTAAGTCTCCTGTCTTCTCGTCTTTTCTTAGTAACACATGGGACTGGGTCTGGATAATCTCATGGTCTTCAGCTTTTAGTCCTTCTTGTTCTAGATAGGACAATGCAGCTTCTTGACTAGGATAAGTTCCAACTAAGCCACCACCACTTTCACGTTTTTTCCAAAGTACGAAGTCTTCTTTGAAGAATACGTTAATTACGTACAACTCCTTACCGTAGTTTTCACGTGTGACTGTGTTGATTAGATCACCTGGCTTAGTGCCTTCGATGTAATCGTTGTGATTTTCATCAACTTCGTTGTTAAGTTGTTGTAGCAACTTAACACGTGGGGTTTGTAAATGCTCAGCAGAAACGTTTTCGTTACCGAGCCCAGCGGCCTCTTTTATGTGCGCAGGCACTTTAGCAGAGGTTAGCGTTATAGCGGTTTCACTCATAGTTCACCTTTCGTTTTTCGTGGTTAAAATTACTTAGATCGATAATTTAATCGGTCTAACTCCGTGGCACTTACGCCTGGAACAGATTGCCCCATAGCCATAAGTTCCCTAAATGCTGTAGCTGACATACGTTTCTGTAACAACTCTGTTTGACGAGTGTCAAATATGTGTTGCCATAGAGCGTCCCAATCAGATACAGTTGGTACAATTTCTACTTTCGTAGATATAGTACACATATCATTGCCGGCACGATCGATACCAAGTTCTTTCATTTGGGCAATAATTCCTGCCTCTAGTTCGTTTTGTTCTTGTTTAAGGACTTTTTCTTGTTCTTGTAAGTCTTTAATAGAACTACGAATTTGAGTTAATTTATGTAGTTTGTCGTCTAATGTTGGTTGTTGATTTTCGTTCAATGGATCGTCCTCTCTGTAGTATCTGGAAATCTATTATCGATTTCCATGGTTAAGTGTACACCAGCAACTAGTTCTATGGCTTGCATAGCAGCCTCTTTCACAATCTTGTGAATCTCTGGTTGCTGATCTATATCGTATTCTTGCACTATTAGTTCTCCGATAACGAAGATTAAAGCAGTAGCAAGAACATCAGGATCTTGATTTCTCAAAATCTCTAATTCTGCTTGGGGTAATTCTCCTAGGTGGATAGTTCTTTTAGACTTCTTAGTCATATTTTTACTATAACTCATTAAGCTTCCTTATGTAAGTTGTTTAATATAGTTAACAAACTCTCCATACGATTGAGTTTGCCGTTAAGTTTTTCATACACTTGCTCTTCCCAGGTGTCACGTGCAGCAATTAAAATAGTTTCTGTTTTTTGGGTTTGCCCAGAACGATGGATACGTCTGTTAAATTGTTGAAAATGTTCTGCATTGTAAGTTGGACTACACCATATAGCTGTGGTGGCTTTAGTAAGCGTTAGTCCATGACCTGCGGACTGTGGATGTGCAAACAATACTTTTAGTTGACCGGCTTGAAAGCGTTCTACAATGTTTGATCTTTTATGTGCAGGGGTTTCTCCATCGATGACTTCGTATGCGTAACCGCGTTTTTCTGCTAATTGTACAAGAGCGTCACGTTCATGTTTCCAATTAAATGCAACTAGAGAGTGGTTACGTACATCTAATAGATCCATGACTAAGTCGTAACGCTCTTGGTGTATGTATTGAGTCAATCCATTCTCATCATACACACCCCCACTTACTAACTGTAATAACTTTTTAACTCTAGCTCCTGCATTGATAGCATTTATAGTTCCTTGTTTTGTATACAAGACTGACTCTTCAGCGAGTGTTTTGTACATACGAGTTACCTGGGGGGAAAGGTTTGTATAAACAGTTCGCATTATATTGTCAGGTAGATCAATACAATCTTCTAACGCGAACCTAATATTAATGTCTTTTAATTTATCTGCTACTGTTTCTTCGATACCAGGTTTGTCTATCCATACGTTAGCAAAGCCATTGAACTGTGGCGTACATACTTGATTTCGGTAAGAATAGTAACGATTACCGAGTCGTTGTCCTTGGTCTACTAGATAGACTGGATGCCAAAGATCAAGAATAGTGTTGGTATTAGGAGTACCAGACATACATACCCGCCTTCCGAAGTGCTGTATGAGTTCTTGAGCGTTCTTTGAACGTTTAGCGTCTTTATTTTTAAATGCTGTAAATTCATCAATTACTAAATTGTCGAATGTAGTTAATAATTGTTGGTTTTTTACTAAAAAATTAACAGCTTCAAAATTCGTAATGACCATTTCATATGACGAATCTTCAAAAACTTTTTTACGATTTTTAGCAAAAGCAACACCGTAGTTAATATCAGGTTGAAATTTCTTTATATCATCAACCCAAGCTGCCTCAAGAATGGATAACGGTGCTAAAACAAGCGTTCTGCCTCCCCACTGAATGTGAGCATCTAAAACTGATCTTGTTTTTCCTGTGCCAGGATCTGAAGTAACTAAACAACATGGGTTATCTACAATGAACTTAGTTGTTTCTTCCTGATGTGCGTAAGCACTATTGATTGATTTCTCCATAAAATCACCTTTATTTGTATTTATTTTTTGTTATTTAAAGTTTGTTTATTATAACTATTTAACACCCCATTTACAAGGTGGTTCTTCACCATTTTTATATGAACACCACTTACAATTAGCGTTTGATGGGTTCGGTGGAAACTTTTCTGCAGTAGTCATAACTACAGCTCGTTCGTGTAATTTAGGCAAAAATAAGAGAGCTTGGTCTCTTGTATAAGACTGCTCCATAGTTGTACCATGATCTAAATACCACAGTTCTGTTTGTACATGTTGTAGATCTGGATAACGTAAAAAGGTCCCAATTGCATACGTAAGAGCTTGTTGTCCATGAGTTATTTCATTTCCAAATTGTTTACCAGTTTTGTAATCAATAACACGTGCACTTGTTTCATCTTCATGAACCATAGCGTCTAGTTTTACTCTTGCCCAAACATCAGGAGCCATCCATGCGCAAGGTTCCCAATCTATAGTAAAACCCCATTCGCCTTCTAATTCTACTTTACCTTCTTCGTACATATTTCTCAGACGTTCAAACTGTGTTGTAAACTTTTTTAAACTATCTGGAAATTCAGCAAGAGTTCCTTCTACATAGTGTTCTGCTTCCTCATGTATTACAGTACCGCGTTTGGCTGCAGGTCCGTAGTCCTCTGATATTCGTTTAACTTTAGAGATATAAATCCTGTATGGACACGTTTCATATGTTTTAAGAGTTGAATGAGACCATGCAGGTATAAGTCCTAGTTCCTTAGGTTTTGACGCCTCTATGACATTATGCAAGTCAGGGCGCCTATCTTGAGTAAGTTTAGGCATATGTATAGGAGATTAATTAGTTCATAACAGATTTATCTCCTAATAAAGTAGTATCATTTGCGTTAAAGTGTTCTTCTATTAAGGTTTGTTTTACTTTAGGATCTAACACCCAAGTAACTAATACGCCTCTTGGCGCAGATGAATTTTTACCTGCACCCATACGTTTTCTAGTGGTTGTTACATTTAACCTGCTCATGGCTTTTGTAAAGTCTCTAATTGCTAACGCTTTCCTATTATCTGTTAAAACATCATACACTAGTTTGAAGTGTTGCATAGGTATGATTATTTCGCTATCTGCTTTACTTATCCAATCTTTTATATATCTTTGTGCTGTACTAATCCCGCCAGCGTCAAAGGTGTTTGTAAGCGGAATGTCTAGTATTTCAATAAAATATTCTAAATTGCTTTGTTTTATTGCAGTAGCAAATTCTTCTAAGACTGACATAGAAACTTGTTTCATTTCTTTCTTAGCCTCATTTTCTAATGCGGTATGAGCCATACGAGTATCTACCTGAAACTTTTGTAAGAGTCCTGCAAAATCAAATAGTTCTGCTTGTACGTTTGTTAAGTTATCTAAAAAGTTAGGGTGAGATACTTCTAACTTACTTTCTTGCCTGGGGGCTACGTTGTAACGCCTATCGCCTTCTTCTATTTTAACTGCGTCAGCTCGGTTGGTAAGAAAGATAAAGTTGCAAAAACTAGGTAATTCTATCTGGTTAGTACGCATAGCACGTATTGTAAGATTAGGTTCTGTTATTTGGTGTTTAAGTTTATCTGCCATACGTCCTGTATTACCTGAGTCACCCATACGAAACTCATCTACAACTAAGAAGAGCGCTGTGCGCATGTACAAATTGAATTGTTCTTCTATATTTTCTAAAGATCTCATTGGCACTTGTTGTTCACCAAAGAGCGGCTTTAGAACCTTGTGTACAAATAAGCCCTTACCAGTCCCAGGTACGCCTGTAAATATCCATGCCGTCATAGCTTTACGTTTGTTTTGGTATATATAAGCAAGCCAATTAATAAAATGTTCAAACTCTGTAGTCCCATCTCCTAGTATGTGTTTAATTAAAGTAGTTATATGCGGTGTGTACTTAGCCAGGTGCGATGCGGTTCCGTATGTAAGTTCTGCTACATTCTCTGATGAACCTAACATGTAGCCTGTTTTTCTATAAAGATTTACATGATAAGGGGCCGTATCCATTTGTATACCTTTATCAGACGCAGGATCAAATACTACTTGTGCGTCTGGTATATAGTCAGGCATAGGTCTGTTGTGAGTTCGCATAAAACCTTCGAGAGAAGATTTTTGCGTAGGAGTTAAAGGATAGTCATCAGTGAACTGACTTTTATTATTATCAAATACTCCATTAAAATAAGTATCAGTATAGAAATCTCGAAGTACGATAGGTTTAATATTCTTGGCGCCATCAATTTTGTCCGCATATTTTTCAAATATGGTTTGATAAAACTCAGGATCTGCTTTTTCAATTTCAAAAATGGGTTCGCCTTTAAAGTTATACATATAATGCGGATTCGTTAAAATAAAGTAATAGGCACCGCTGTCACCGCCGTTGATGTTACAGTTAACATAAGGTTCGGATATTCGACAGATTTCTATACTCATACGATCTGGGTTTTGGAGCACTTGTTCAGATATACCATTTACATTAACTGTAGTAATCTTTTCATTCTTTTTAGTTAAACCTGCTTTCTTTCTTAGACCATCTTTAATTTGTGTTGCTAAACTGTGAACTTTCTCTGGGTTAACATCTTTTATTAAAGAACTAATGTCTAAGATTGGCGAACTACGGTCTATGCGTACAAACCTGTCGCCAGCCACGGGGTCTTGTACACCACTAAATTTCGGTGGTGCAATATAAATAAGTTTAGAGTTATCTGCTAGGCTAACATCTAAAGGATAAGATATGCTTTGTCCATTAGCAGATAGTTTTAATTGATCTGCTAAGAAATCTGTTTCGTAATTTAAAGTTCGAAACCATTCTTTTAGAATCTTTGGTTGTACAGTATGTCCCAGCAGAAAGAATAAATGTAATGAAATCTTATTTGCTTTTAGACCTAAACTAGCAGATGCTTGGGCTACATAACTAACGTTGTGAAATTCTTTAGGTAAATATTGAACAAAAGCCTCTGCAATATTTTGTATATCGTATGTGTTGTACTTATCTTTAGCACCAGGAAATGTAATTCCATCTAAATCTAATACTAATAATTGTGTGCTTGCACCTCGGTCTGTCATTAATGCACGTGACTCATTCTTTAATTTTTTCTTTAAAGAACCTTTGTGCAGTGCATGGCCTGCTGCAGCGTGTGTGTTCAACAACTCATAGAACTTATCAAAACCTTCTTGATTGGGTTCAACAGTATAATGTTCAGAGGTAAAGTTTTTTACGAGTGGGTAAGGTCTGGTTCCTTCTTTTGTTATTTCCTTAACGAGTTTTTGTTTAGCTTTTAGAAAGACTAATTCCATGTTTTATTTCTCCTTGTTTTTTAAATAGATTTCTTTCCTATCTATTTTTATTTCGTCTCTTGCTTTGAATGCTAGTTTAACATTTTTTGATCCAACTTTTGTAACTGTTATCTCACAGAGGATCTCGCCCAGCTCTTCTATGTGTATAACAACGCCTTCTTGGACTTTTCTAGTTAAGAGTAATGTACTCATTTATCATAAATTTTACTGTATGATCCTTCGGCATCTAGAGGTAAATCTGAACACCAGTCAGGTGGAGTAGTCATTATAGCCATAATTTTATCTAATGTGTCATCTGGATTTGTATCTGAACCCAATGCAATGATTTCATCATGAACTGTTAATACAACGTGTATCCCTGGTAGCTTTTGTATAGTTAACATTTGGTCGGTAATAACTATACGAGCCAATGCTTGTACAATATTCTCAACTAACCGAGGACCATGCGTACGTGTAATACCATTTCTACCAGAGTCATACACAAATTCGCCGACATTAAATCGTAAGTGAGGATATTGTAAATACATATCATTAGGTAGCTTAAGTGCATTACTTGCAACAGCTAACGGCCCATAGGATGTATTCATATCAGTTCTATCTAACATAGAAAATAGTAACTGTTTACCTATACTCCATAACGCAGGGATGTTTGGGTACATAGCACGATATTGAGTAACAATACCTAGTGCAGTATCTTTTGTTACATCAATAGATGGAGATCCCTGTTTGAGTATAGCTTGGTATTTGTCTGCCCCCATGCCATAACCTAATCCAAGAATAGCGGTTTTACCTACATACCTTTCTAATTTGTTTTCTTTAGTAACTTTTTTACCATATATTTGGCTAGCGAAGTTACTGTACACATCTTCACCCGCAGCGAATGCTTGTACTAAATCATCTTCTTTAGCTAACCAAGCAAGCATACGAGCTTCGATGTTAGATAAATCTGCGATATACAGCAGTTTTCCAGAGCCCGCTTGTATTGCATTACGAAGTTTAGATCCACGTGGTAAGTTTTGTAAGTTTATCTTTTCACTACCGCCAAACCGGCCAGTGTGTGCTGCATAATATTTTAAAGGCACAGATAAAGTGCCATCTGGGTTACAACCATCTAGTAGTCTTTGAGCACGCGTCTCTTCAATACGTGACTTTACAGCCTCCCTGGCGTCCCAAATATGTTTGTATTGTGGATACATGTTACACATCTGTACATAAGCAGCATCAGTTTTACTAAAAGCAGGTATGAGCTCACCTGTACGTGGGCTCTTTTTAGTCGGCAGTACAATCGATAGCTCGTCAGTCAAGTGTTGTGCAAATTGTTTTTGTGATGCTAGTTGCTCTCTGGTTAATCCACTTGCTGCAATTTTACTTTCTGTTTCAGCAGCTACTTGTTCTTTGTGTGCTATTAATAAATTTTTATTTAAGAATATTTTAGGTTGCACAAACATTCGACATGTTAAATCAATTAAGTCGAGTTCTTTTTGTGGGTAGTTGCTTAACATAACTTTGAATATTGCATAAGTAAGATCTACGTCTTGTATACAATATCCAGCTATTTGTTCTTCGATGTCTGGTGGTAGGTCAAAGATACCTTTTGCGTTAACAAGTTCATCGCCTTTACGCATAGTTTTATCTTGTGGAAACAAACGTTCAGTTACATTGGCTAATGAGGCACTTTCATTTGGCGATATACCACGAGCCATGGCCGCTGTGTCGTAGTAATACGCTGGCTGCACTTTATAGTGCTGTGTAAGTATGTAGGCATCGAATAGTGTGTTGTGGCAAACAACTGCGGCGTTATCCCATTGTATAGCTTGGATAGCTTCAGTACATTCTTCGGGGCCGAACCATTCTGTAGGTTCGTCATTAAGTTTTATGCCTACGCCCCATACTTTAAATAGATCTGAGTTAACGTATTGCACAGTATTAAGGTGTTTCAACGAGTGTTGAGCATCGTAATAAGTTTCAAAGTCTAGTGTAATTATATTCATGGTTTTTTAGTTTGTTGCATTAGCTGACGCCAATGTTCGTAATCTCCTTTTTTCGCGCGTTCCCAACCGACTTTGGAGTTGAACATGTTGTAGGCAACACTCATTCGCACTCTTTTGAACTGCATGTAAGGTGCATCTACATCAGAGTAAGTATATGGATGTTTAGTATTTCTTTTTACGTAAACGTAAGTTGACATATCGTTGTCCTAACTGATTGACATTTATCCTAAATGCTTTATGTTTAAGGCATAGGGTATCACAAATTTAAGTGGTGCTGTAATTTAACTAAATTTAAGGTGATTAAATGGCTACTATAGCAACTTTAAGAAAAAGTGGTAATGTAGAAAGTAATCAAGCTTTCAAAGGTTTCCCAGAAGGGCAAATGTTTGTAAGACAAGCTACGATTTCTACTCCTGCGCTAGCACTTAACGATGTAATTCAAGCTCTAGATGTTTTTGCTGGAGAAACTTTGCATCACATTATCGTAAAATCAACTGATATTGACACAAATGCTTCGCCAGCTGTTGTATTAGATGTAGGTTACGGTAACAGTACAACTGAAACTACTTCTACTTCTGATGACATTATCGATGGTTCAACTATCGGTCAAGGTAGTGGAACTTCTGTTGCAGGTGTATTTTCATCTGATGACGATGCTGGGACTGCATTTGCTGAAGGTCCATTAGCGTTTACGTCTGATGATACTATTGATATTCATGTACAAGTCGCTCCTGCTACAGGTGCTGCTGGTACTATTACAGTTACAGGTTACTTTAGCTAGACAATAGCACAAAGTTAGCTTAAACTTTAGGAGTTGATTTTCTCCTATAGTATCAATAAGTGTAAAAGGGCTTACTTCGGTAGGCCCTTTTTTTGTTTGTACAACTGATCACCCAGGGTGTATGAGTGATGCACATTTTGTTTATCTTTTACTATTAGTTCAAAGCCATCAAAATGCACAATATTGTTTTGACCTTGTTTAAGCAAGTAATCTTTAAGTTGAGATAGACTAGTCCATTCTTTAGTTAATAAAGGATCGTCAAGTCTTTCTTGTGGAGAGGGAGGCGTTGCCTCTATAACATCGTTGATAAACTTTTTTACAATCTGATTAAGATCTGCACGCGTTATCATACGTTTCTTTTTATAGAACTTTTGTCCAAGGTTCATTCGTTCTTTGTCGGTTAGTTCGATTGATATATTAGTTTTCATTTTTTTTCCTTTTTCGTTTAGTTTTTATTGTTTCAGGTTTGGCGTTGCGTCTTTTAATCTTTTCCATCATTTCAATATGTTCTTTCATTGTCATCATGTTCTACCTCATATATTAGTTTACGTAAGAACCAGTCAGCTTTTTGTAAGTCCTCTAAGCCATTTTTCTTCTCATATCTCCACAAGTATTTCATTATGGTAGCTTTTAAATAGCCATGAAACTGATCTTTAGTAAGACTAGCTTTGATCGCGTCAATACATTGTATGTCGCTATACTTATAGTGTTCCGGATCAATCTTGTTGGTCATTTAACTTTTTTACTGCTTCCTGTTCTAGTTTCCAAATCTGTCGAATAGTTTCCTTTTCGTTTTCGTCTTTTGTAGTGTTGTAGACTTGTATTAAATGCCGTTGCATTTCTGATGGCGGTGGCATATCTTTTAAGTCTATTACATCGGTGAGCATATTTGCAAGCTCATCCATAAATTCATCGTCATTCCCAATCATGTTTCTCCTTTGGTTGTTCTGTATGTTTTTTAACTCCTCTGATTTTGTAAAACCAATCTGGAGCTGATCTACCTTTACTCCAAGCGGTAGCGTCTTTAATGTATTCTTTACCTAATGCTAGATATCTTTGATAGGATCTTTCAATATCATAACCGTGATAATAGGTATATTCTGTTTTATACTCATCTGGCATGCACAATGGAGCGGTATCAAATAGTTGATACATAGTGGTACTACTACGAGGAATATTTTTTGGTATTTGTTGTAGTGGTTCAGTTAGATCAGCACAAGCATGTTGCTTTTCATATCGAAGAAAATACTCATAAGTCAAATGCACAAAAAGCGCATAAGTCCACCAATAAGCTTTAAAATCTGTTTGTACCCATTTTACTGCTGGATGGTGTTTGTAACCAGCTTTATATAAATTATGTCTGTCTGCGTATTGATCTCCGTCTAACTCTCTATGTGCAGTGCATAGTATTTGAGCTGTCTCTAAAACCATTTTTACTAAAAGTTTATCTGGTAAATCAGTGGCTGCTTTAGCAGGATCAGTATTTGTTATGAATATGTTCATTGTGCTCCTAATAGTTTAAGTTTAAATAAAGTGTCTTTGCTTACTGCAAATATATTGTAGTCTGGAACGAACCAGGTTCTGTCTTCAGTTTCTTTATTTACTTGTTGTTTAATTGGAATTGTTTCCCAAGTAAAAGGACTAGCGTAATATTGTTTTCTATAACTCCAATAACCTCTTTCTGAGCTACTAGTGCCATGGTCTAAAGGATAATGGTGCATAGGAATAACTACATTATTTTCATGTGTAAAATAACTTGTTTCAGGTATTTGTTGTTGAGCAAAAGAATTGTATCTATGCACTTTCATACGACCGTTACGCGGGCCAAACTCTTTTATTTGGGCACGTACATATCGTTGACTATGATGAATAATAAGCCATTCGTCTTCTTGAAAAATATCTTTGTGTTGCATTTTACCGTTACGAAATAAATCAAGAAAACTACCGTAATGCCCAAGACTGTAATATTCTTTTTGTAATATTAGATCTATAATTTCTTCAGGGCCAAAAGAATAACCATCTCTAACATAAGGTATTCCTTGTTGATCACACCAACGCGATTCTGCATTGTTGTACATGTGGCAATTTTTATACATATTTTTCTCCTATAAGCGGAGTTTGAGTAGCTATGAAAAGGTTTCAAATAACCTATCGGCTCTCTACTCAAACTCCTTTTTGGAATTTTTGAGCCGAATTCAGGGCAGCAGTTAGCTTGGTCTCAGGGCATTCGCTGTCGTGTGATTTATAAAATCACCTTGGACTAACCATGCTAATGTATCGCATGTAACTTTGAATTAGTTGTAAATTATAGACTGCTGGTTCGAATCGTATACGCTCTCGGACCTCTAGTCGCACTAGGTCGAACAGCCGGTCGTATCAACTAACTACTGCTAGTGTTAAGTGTAAGAGTTAGACGTGGTGTCTAGATGGCAACGGGCCGATGCTCTACGTTGCAATTGGAGTACTCAGGCCTCATCGGTCGTGTCAATCTAACTCTTACGATAAGCTTTTATTAAAAAAGTTCTGTGATCTTGTTCATACTCATCAACAGTATTGTATGGTTGTTCATTGTAATAAGATCTTTCTTTACAGTTTTCTTTGTACATTTGCCATACAAACTTATGATAACTTGAATCGTTCAATAAATTGTTCATAGTAGTCTTCTAAAAATGGATATTCGTTTTCAAAAGCCTCTTCTACCACTGCCTCTAGTTCTTTAGTCGCAGCACTGTTGTACATGTAATTGCTAAAGTTTTCACTAAAATATACAAAGCAAGCTTCTGAGTATGTTACATCTTCTTCTAGTAAGAGACTTAGAATCTTAACTTTAGGATTAGGATGGAGTTCACTAAACTCTGACCAACATTGATCAAAGAAATCTTTGTAGTTGTCTTCAAAGTCTTGCATTTTTTGTTTTACCATTCCCATTAGTCTTCCATGTTTATGTGCTCGTTTCATTGCAACTTTAGCCGCATGGCTTAAGTTGTTAGACATATAATCAGGCATGTGTTCAAAGTACTTCTTCATCAGGTAAGTCCTGGCAAATAAGTTCAATCTCGTTTTCGCCTTCGGTAACGATTATCCCTACCACCTTTTTACCATTATTCTTTACTTTTTCAAAGTGGTGTTTCATGTCTATGTTTCTAAAATAAAAGCCACCTTGAGCTTCGCCTCTAAAAGTTTCGTCTATGAATGTTTGTTCATTACTCATCTTCCTTCTCGTTGTTTAATTTTATTTCATAGGCCTGCATAACTTTTACTATTTTATCCATAAGTAAAAGACCATCCCTATAGTATTGTTTATCTTCAGGTTTAGCTAAATTCATTTGTTCTACCATGTAATCAGAATACTCTTCATATTGTTCATAAGTAGCTTTCCAATTTATAGTAATTCCATGGCTTTCGCGCTTTACCATTAGATACTGCACGTAACCTGTAGCTATTTTTTCTAGTTCTTTTTCATCCATTATTTTCTCCAATCTGGTTCGACTTCTTCCCATTTAGGCACAGGCAAATTTGAGTTGTATCGTAAAAGCTTAATGGGTTCTTTTTTGAGTGTAAGCTTTTGATGAGTCATTGTCTTTTTCATAATAAATAAGATAATAGACACAGTAAGACCACCGACCATAGCTGCAGCCATACCGCTGAAAGTACCATAAAAAGCGACCATCAATGTCAATGTAATCAATACATCGACAAAGATATCTGAACCGATAGTCTTACGACCGCCGATTTTAAGCGCTAGCAGCAGCAGCCCTAGCGCGCTGAATATTCCTATCGTAAGCATTGTTTCTTTGTCTCCACATTAAATAAGCCATATATCCAAACTGGATTAGCTCGATTAAGATCCATAAAGCAGTTGTAACTGCACCAACAATATTAGTCATTAAAAACTCCTATGATGTATAAGACTGAAACTAGCATAAAGCAAAGTCCCAGCATGATTAAAATAAAATGCAATGAAGTTACCATTGCAAACAAACCAATAAAAACTACAGAACCAACTCCAATGGATTTAGCGTAATCTTTAATTAGTTGTTTAAATTTTGATGACTTGGCCATAAGGTGCCTCCTCTAAATCAGTAGTTACCCAAAGAACTGGAAAGTTAGGTTCGACACCAAAGTCATTTGAACCTAAGTCAGTCAAGTAAACCAACGCAGATACATTTGGATAATGTTCGTTAATGTAATCAATAACAGGACTAAACATAGTCCCACCTCTACCCTTGTAGGTTACCTTCAAGGGTAAATTATCTTTAGTGTATTCTTCATCACTACATACTTCCGTATCGCACTGCAAAAAGTGAACACGCTCAGGATTAGTATCAAGTAGGATATGGGAGGTTTCGGAGGTAAATATCTCCAACTCTTTATCCGATACCGATCCTGAGGTGTCAACAGCGACAGCTATTTCTTCCAGCGCTGGCGTGTGTAAAGATGGTAAATACATACCATTTGCAATAAATCTTCTGTTTGGCTTAGCCCAACTAAAATCAGATTTGTTATTTGCTCGTAAGAATCTAGCAAGAACAGTCTTCCAATCTACTTTTGGATCGGTGATACTTTCAATAATAGTTTCTAGATTA